TGAGGTAGGCCCCCTACCCCATTTCTTACGTGGATCGTACCCTGGCATAATAAACCCCTTAAATAGTAGTGACGCCGATTCTGCGAGCGACAGGTAGTTGTTTCGGAAGTCCAACCTTGGTACCGACAACTATTCCGATAAAGTTAAAATTCAATGACTGCTCTGCACCCCCGTTAGGAGCTACCTCAATCTTTAGTCTGAAAGCTTCACACTTCTGCTTCGTGGGATATATTATGATCCTTGAGTCAGTCACATCGGTGAATGTGGTTGATGACTCATAATCCCCGTAATCATAGGCTATAGACACCGTTACAGTATGCGGAGTCAGGTTATCCATGACCATAAACAGTCGGTAAAACCTTTGGAACCCGACAAGAGTGGCAAGGCTCATCCAGCCAGTCTCTATCAACATATTGTAGCTGGCAGAATCATCGGTCCAGATAGTTCGGTTCTCTACCAGTATCGAGTCGGCAGTGAGGACATGAAACTTGTTTTTATAGAGACACGCATCAATGGGGACAAGACTGGTCGAGGAGTCCTTAGACCAGGCATTGAAGTAGGTATCGTAGGAGATAATCCCAGTGGCCATCACGTACCGGATAGTCTCTGAATCTATCGGGGCTATTGCCCTAAGAATCTCTTCGTTGGCCTCATCTTCATACATTGCACCTGAGAAGGTGGTCTGTAGTGCGGGGGACAGGGTGTAGATACCTTTGTCAGATTTGTAGCTAACTCCGGATGCGGTAACAACCATGGACTTACCGTTAACCACACCGCCCACTCCGGTAATCTCTTCAAAGCTGGCGAAATCTCCACCGGATCCGAGATTGTCAGGACCAGTGCCGTAGGAGAAATAAAGCCTTCCGCGCTTGGACAGGATGATCTTATCAGTCAGACCAGCTATTCCCGTGGTTCTGCCCGGCTTGTCCTGGACAGCGAGACTGAATAGCTCTGAAAACTCAGGCATTAAGTTGGTCTGGTTAAGCTTAGAGAAGTAGATAGCTTCATCCCGCGCCGATCCTGCTGCCCAGATACGACTACCCCATGTGGTTAAATATTTAACCGGCGGGATTGGCGTAGGTGGAATCTCTCCGCTAACAGTGAATAGAACCGCCTGGGTTTCCAGCTCCTCATCGGATCTGGTCATAACCACCGGATTCGAGTCGGAAAAGATGTTGTTAGCCTGATTTCCCGGGTTCGCCGGATCGCTCCCGCCATTTGTCTCCTCGAAATACTCATCTCTGTAGTATATCGAACCCCCGGCAGTAGTCCGGTACATTATAATGGAGACCAGACGACTACTACCGGAAAGGTTAGAGACAGCATACGACTCAACGGTTGCATCAATAGAGTTGGTAGTCCCGGTAGTTGTAGTGACAGACTGTGGAGGGCTAGGGTTACTTCGGTGGAGGTACCCGTTCCTGTCTGTGAACTCGTAGACCGCGATTACACTAAACGTCCCCACTGGGATATGTCCCAGAGTGGCCAGGAAAGTAAGCTTGAGATTTCTTGAGGTAAAGAAAAAGTTTAACTCTCTCAAATACTGACCACAAAAAGCGTGAAGGTTAGTCCCCGCCAGAATCATAGACCTTCCGTAGGGTACCGCTGAATATATATCCTTGCTGGTGAAGTCTACCTTGATGGATATGATACCAGGAAGAGCAGTCAGGGAATCCAGGGATATGGCAGAAACCCTACCCACACCGGGAGATATCTCAGTAAAGTTAGATCCAAATTGGATGGGCCTGTACGGTGAGAAACCATCCGGCACCCGACCGTAGAGTACCTGGGCTGTGATAACCAGCTTATCGTCGTCGTCCCATGAGCCTATATAGTAGCAGTTATTGTTCTCTGCTGATCGGTAGAGCAGGTAATACCATTTACCGTCATTCAGCCAGCCCTTTGAGATAACCTCGTATCCGTGACCCTGATAATCCGTTGAAGAAACGACAAGTGTTCCATCGTTAGCAAGATGCCATCGAATAGTTCCCTTACCAAACCCATCTGCGGAGTTGCCATACCTGACACTACCCGGATTATAGTAGCCCCGGACACCATCGACTCCGTCTAATTGTTCAGGGTTACATATGGAGGCTATCCCCCCTGAATTTGCCTGTGACCCGCCGGCGTTCAGTCCGACAGCAACCGGAGAGGTTATGATAGTACCCGAGTCATCTACTACGAAGTATTCCATGAGAGTAGGGGCACCCAGAGAGCAGAATACAAAGAACCTGTCCCCGGAAGAGGACACACAGAGACTAGTCTGGTCCTGAAAGTTGGTCACCAGCACAACAGTTGATGTTGTGGGTGAGACAGGTTGGGTTAGATCCGCGTCGAAGTATTTGATAGCCCGGATGCTTGTACTAAGTGGGTAGACCAGAACCATTCTCTCATCGTTGAAATTTATAATGTTCCAGTGATTCCCGCCGGAAGCTCCGAAGATCTGGAGCATGTCGAGAACCAGAGTAATATCGGGACCAACCCCACTGGGAGATAATATATTACCCAGGATGGGGTTGCCTATCACGGCATTGGCAACATTCGAGTAGAACACATAGGGAACACCCTGGAAGAGTAGTAGCCGGACAGTGGCAATATCGCCACCGCCAAGGCTTAGTGGCCCGAACACACGCTCTCCGGTCTCATCATCAATCGCAGTAACGTATATGAAAGCATCTTTTACAGTGAAATACTCAAGAAAAGCGTAGTAGGTAATCCCTCCGGCGTGAATACAGTCAGCAGTCATCAGGGGCCGACCAGTTTCATCAGTCGAATCTATGGTAATCTCGGCAGGCCGGTAGGGGCCTATATCTAAAAACTTATCGAGGGTATCGCTGTAGGAATATACTTTATCATCAGACAGCAGAAGCAAATGATCTTCTGTACCGACCAACCCTTTAAAATTCTCTACCTGCTCCGGGATAACGTATTCCAGACCGTTTGGATTATTTGCCGTGAACACAGTGAGATCAGAGGAAGATAGATATTGGTCGAACTCAAGAAAGAAGTCCACCGGCGTTGACGGAACACCATCTTTTGTAACACTGGTGTAATCCTCACTGCTATCTCTCAACTTGAAAGTCACGTTTGTATAGTTGCCGGCATCGAACGCCGTAACGTCTATATTGTGTGTTCCTAGATTGGTGATAGTCCAGTGTACGTTGCTCTTATCGTAGAAACCGAACACTGTCCCCCCGGGATCTAAACGCAGATCCAGCTCCACTGCGAAAGTCTGACCAGAGCCATCTTGAGGAAATACGAATTGAATACCCACAGCAATGGTACCATCAAATTGTCTGAATATCCTGAAATCTAAAGCCAGGTCGTTGTTTGGATAGAAGAAATAGTCTTCGTAGTATTGCCCCTCTACCGAAATCAATCTAAGGGCATCGTAACCGAATCTCTTATCGACCCTGTTCCCCTTGGAGAATTGAGCATTCTCTACTTTTGTAGGGGTTCCGGGGGCTAAGGACTTGGGATCACCCTTCTGGTTCGCAGACTGGGAGAAGCTAAGAGGTATAGTTTGTTTCGTTAACGCCATATGATCACCTTATCCGGTAGAAGCAATTGCCTACCCAAAGCTTTGTTGCCTGAGTTGAGGAGGTGTAGGATTGAAACCTTAGTTTGCCATTAAAAAGGAAAATAGCAGAACTGCCATTCTGAGCAAGTGACTGGTTTACAGATATTGCCCTGGCCCCGTTGCACACCGCTTGCCATTCAGTAGAGAAAGAATTACTGAACCGATATAGCTCCGGTACGTCCGGAGGGAAATCGAAGCTTAGGGCTTCGGCATTCGTGCTGGCAACGGTGCTCACAATCCTAAATTCAAAAAAGCACATATCGCCAATTGTATACCACCGATATTTCTTACCACCATCAATAGTGGCCCAACTATTAACGGTCTCTATGTCGCCCTCACCCTTATTTTTCGCCAAGGGGCCGGATGAGGTAATAGCGACAAGGCTATCATTCACAGTCTTGAATGCCTGCTCTACACTAGACTGGAAGCGAGTAACGACATCGCTTCCAAGATTACCTATCCGTTTGAAGTTGACGACACTCACCAGTAATTCTCCCCGCCGTAGACACCTTCCCCAACTTCTTCGATACGCTCGCCGTTGTTGATGTCGCGGTCGATCAACATTTCCTTCATCTTCATCTCTAGTCGAGCTCTTTCCATGAGAAGGATAGAGACATCCGACTCTTCCTTGTTCAACATCTTGATAGCGACATCTATGATAAGCAGATTCTCGAATCCATTATAAGTAGCAATAGTATCGGAATCATCAACCAATGGAGTTGCAAGAGGTATATACCAAAGCTTATAGGCCCCATCAGAACCGTCCTTTGGAGTCAGGAGGATTTTATCCTTAATAATTCGGTAAGAAGTCTTAGGCGTCAGACCGTAAGAACTAAAGGCAGCCTCAGTCCGGTTGCGATCCCGCCACAGAGTTTTCTTCAGGGGATAAAATCTATCGCCCGATGCATCAGAAGCTTTATCCAGTCCAGCAAGCTTGTAAAAATCTGCGGGTAGAGCAATTTCGCCAGGAGCACCGGGGAGGATAGTGAACTCAGCCGGCTCATCAAGGTAATAATCTTCAAAAGCAGTCACCACCAGGTCATACCAGTTAAAATAAGCCTCGTTCACATAGTTGAGCAATTCGGGATCTTCTATGAAGTTAGAATTGACCATATCAGCTTTTTGACGGGCCCTTAATTTTATCTGAGCCAGAGTTACATTTGCCATCAGTAGTCCTCACCCATTTCGCAGGCTTTATGCGCTGCCTTGAATGCCCTGCAAAGTAGGCCAACATCGCCTGACTGCATAGCTGCAAGTATAGTTCCGCAAGCCATTTCCAGAGCTTCGTGCCCCGCAGGTTTGGCTTCAGAGGAGCCTATTTCTTTATTGAGATAGTCAGGTTTTGAATCGGCAGAAATGGGGGAGGAGTCCCCCATGCTACCGATTATAATACTGGCAATCCTTCGACGCCGTCTATTATGCAACATGGGATACCCCTAGATTTTTAGAATTTTACTGTAGAGTTCTTCAAAGTAATTTCGATTAGGACAACAGCACCAGACCCGGGGTCAGCAGCAACACCTGTGCTCCCGGCGAGGAAAGTCAATTCCAGTGTGCCGTTTTCAACATCGTCTGCTGTTACCTGAAAGTTTTTTCCCTCAGTAGCACCGATACCGCTATCAATAACTGCGGCAGATACCATTCTAAGAGCATTGTAGCTATCTTCCAGTGTAATGGTATAAATGCCAGTCGCACCGTTTACTACAGAGAATCCCCTGGAATCCTGAGCTGTAATAGCGCCAGAAGCGCCAATAGTAAGCCTTCCATATAAACAGATAAGCCCCTTTTCGATCGCCATAGCACCGGGCTTGAAATTTCTATTAGCCATTTCATTTCTCCAAAAAGAAAATGGCCCACCCCTAGAGGTGGACCAGAGTTTTAATTAAAGCTGGATGTTGATAGAAGAGCCTGGAGCACGACACCCGATTTGGGCATAGCTACCATGTCGAACTTCCGCACCGTCATCTGATGCCTGGCGAAGCATTTGGAGCCCGTCAGGAGAGATGATTTGAACCGGATCGCCGAGAGAGTAACATTTCCAGTACTCTAACTGTAATCCAAAAATACGGTCGTCAGGACAGTTATGGTCAGGGATCACTTTGATCGGCCCACGAGTACCGTCAACTTGAACGCCTCGGAATGACACTCTCGGAGTGACGCCTATGTCAACATACTGTACCTTGGAACCTAAAGCGTTCTTTAAGTTCTTGAAGCTGTTGTGCGACATAAAGAAGTGGTCCAAAGCGAACCCGCCATTTGCTGCAACTACTGCATCAGCTTCGGTGAGGACTTCCTCGATCGGAGCGTTAGAACCGTCAAGACGGTGTCCGCCAAGTCGAGTTACGTCAGCAGTACGGTCTACGCCAAAAAAGGCAGTAGAAGTCGGGTCAACAGATGGGATCCAGTCTTCCAGACCAGAAAGGCCAAGACCACGGTCGCCATTTACGAACAAATAGTCGTCTGCTGCGATATCGCCGTTAGAATCATAGGATCCGGCCAGAGTAACACTAGGTGTTGCTCCACTTCGGTTTACCTTCTCAACTTCCCAGAGAGTTACTGAACCATCAGAATCTCGCTGTGATCCACCAGACTTGGCAGAGTAGATAACCAATTGTTGGCCAACTTCAAAGTTGGAGATATCTCCAGCATTCTTGATGAAGACAACAAAGGTTCCGCCCGTTGAAGCCGGCTCGGCAGCAACCTGGCCATACTGGGAAGAACTATCCCGGTACATGTTGATCGCTAAGGACCGAGTCAAAGAGTTGATTGAACCGTCAATCTCAGTGGTAGCAGCTTCAAGGAATGCGTTAGGATCGCCCTTGGATGCTTGCATGGTTTCGTTGTCTATAGTGGCGATACTATAGTCTTTTTTCCTTGTCAAGAGGAAACTTTTAAATAATGAGCTAGTCGCTTGTCCACGCGCCTGAGCGATAGAGAATGTCTTACTACGCCCTTGTGGGTTGCCATAAAGGATAGGAACCGGAAGGTTCTTACCACCAAATTTCATATATTTAGGCATCATGGCGTACAGCGGATTTGTCCGGTACGTCATATCGATCACTCTGTCACGAGTGTAATGTTCTTTTAGTACGTCATTGTATGCGACTAAGTCAGCTCCTGAAGCCATCAGATATCTCCAATATATTAAATTGTGATTTTTTTGATATTTTTGGCTTCAATTTCGACTAGCCGAATGTTTCGATTTTGAATCTCTTCCCGGCGTTATTTCGGTAGGTCGCAGGGTTCTGGCGAATAGATTCATAGCCAGAATACCCCGCGATATGTCGAAAGGTCAAGCTTCCAGCATTTTCTTCAATTTTCGGGCAAGAAAATCCTTACTCTCTTCGTCATCTAACCACTTGGTGGGAGGCTCCGGAGTAGTGGAAGAACTTTCTGAGGACATTTGGTTGTTAAGGATGCGTCCATATTTTTCATTAAGCATCTTTCGGGCATAGAAGTTTGAATCCTCATGCTCCTGGTCCTCAACTGTTTTGTCCTGCTTTT